CACGTTTTTAAGTTTCGGATATTTTAAACGGAACCAGCGGACACAAGCGGACTGTATGCGGTGCTCGTCATTCTTCGGCTTCCCGCGCATTTTGTACGACTGCGCTTTTTTAATCATCTCCTCGTATGTCATCGTCTTTTTCCTTATGTGGGGTTACTACCGTGTCCTTGCCGGTCTTGTCGACAACAACCTGCTTTCCTGCTACTGTTATGGTTGTCCTGCAACCATCCGGTAGGGACTGGATAAAATTGCGTACTACAGGAGAATCAGCACCTTCCGATATCTGAGTGTTGGATATCGGAACTTCCTTAGCTTCATACGGATATACATCCATGATGGCGGTTTCGGCTACGGATGCGATCTGATAGTCTGCCATTGTACCTTTCATTCCTTCGTCCAGTTTCTTTACAGCATCGCGAAGATCGGAAGCCTGTACCAATACGGTAGTGGAGGTCTTTTTCTCCGCTCCGCTTTTTTCGTCCAGCGTGATGAAGAACAGCTTGCACTTAAACCAGCGGTCGGCTGCATCTTCTTCAGAGGGGAACAGTTCGCTGTAGTTGGCGCGTTTGATGTCCGAAACAGTGAACTCACCGCTGATATACGGAGTGATTTCTTCAATGATACGGGCTTCTGCTTCAGTAAAGCTCAACGCGTCAACCAGATAGGGTTCAGTTACTTTCTTGTTCATGCCGTTTTCCATTACCTTTTCGTAACGGATTTTGCATTCAAACCAAGTATGCATCATAATTAATTCTTTTAAAGTTTGATATTCAACGTTTATTCATTTATAGTGGGAGGTGCAGGATTCGAACCTGCATGAGTGGTGTTTTTGCAGTTCACTGATTTCAAGTCAGCTCCCCTAAGATGTCTCGTAGGTTGCCGGCTTGGATATTAACGGTTATCCTAGAATTTTGCACCTTACATCTTGATTAGCGTCTGCCATTTCCGCCAACCTCCCGTTTGCCTCCCTATCTTCACAGACCGGGAAGGCAAGGTAACAAAGTTATTTCTGTATTCTGATCAAATCAGGGATAGAACCGTAAATCGGCGACTTCCCATCCCATTTGTCAATGAACTGTTTGTAAAGAATTTCTTTGGTAAGACCTTTTGACTGGATAAGAGCCTGTTCGGTTTTCAACTGTTCCAGCTCGTTGCGTTTCTTCTGTTCCTCAATCTGTTGGTCCAGTACGGATATATTGGTGTTCACTTCATTCCGGCTGTCAATCTTCTCACGGACCTTTTCGGAGAACTCCAGTTGTGCGGAGAATGTGAGCAGTTGCAGACCTCTTTTTTCAAACTCCATGTCAACTATCTGTTCCAACCGTTTCTCAAATACCAACGACCCTCCGTCAGCCATCAGGCTATCGGTCTTATGCTTTCGACTTTCTTCCTTTATCAAATCATATATACGTGGTTCCAAGATGTTATCTTCCAACGAAGACATAAAGTCACTTCCACGGCCAATATGCTTGTTGTCAAAGACAACATCAATGGCACGGTTCTTGATAACTTTATAGCTGTATGTAGGACACGCCTTGAACTCCGTGTTGTCGGCAGCTTTCAGTGTGACAGCTTCAGCGAATTCTCCACGCTGATCGAATAGCGGAACCTGAAAAAGTTCTGTGCCCAATTCCCATGTGGACACTTTGCCGGAAACAATCTTGAAATCCTCCTTTCCCTGCTTGCCGTAATTCTCCATAAGGACACCTGCATAATTAGGGGCTACTCTCTCACAGGAAACAAACATTACTAAGGTCATACATACCATCGTTAACTTAATCAGTCTTTTCATCTTTCAATGTTTTAATCAGTTTGTAAATAAAGAAAATTATTGTGGCTGATATTATTGTTACGCCCAGCCATGCGTGTAAGTGATTGAATACTCTATTCCCGACAACAATTCCTATTATCAGAAACAGGATTAAATAAATATACTCTTTCATACCACTCTCAGTCAAAATTAAAGTTGTCCTCACCGTCCGGCTCTTCGTCCGGAATGTCATACCCAAAGTCCATCGGGATGAACCAATCTGAAATATAGTCTTGCATGATTTAATCCTCCTTTTGGCTACTTAGCCATTCTTTATAATCTTTCTCGTAATATTGGGGTATTATACCTTTCCTCATAAAGTCTATGTATTCTTGTACAGTACAATCATCCCAATCAACTCCGTTGTCTGGTATATCTTCCGTTTCTGATGTACAAAGAGTGTATTCAAATGGATTATACCCACTGTTGAGCCCATATTCTTCAACTATCTTGATTACATTTTCATCGGTGGTTATTTGTTTGATTTCACTTTCAGCCACACACCCGGATATTTCAGAGTGTTTGCCAAGTACTTCACCGAAGTAAACACTGATTTTGTTATTCACTAAGTATTCGACATCTTCTGTGTCTGCAATAAATACTCCTTCAAGATTGCCCATTCTTCCGCAATCGAAGTCCATTTTAAATAATGCTTTCATTTAATCCTCATACTTTTTTATAATTCTACTAATCAATTCTTTTTCCCATCCTTGAATAAATCCATTTTCGTCAATATTCATAATGATGTAGTCGCCATATCCTTCATCTTCCGGGCACATGATGGATGGAACGTAACCCTCATGCTCAACAATGATGTTGCCATCTTTATCAGTAACTGTATAAATGCCATCATCGCATACCTTATAGTGAACTTGTGCGGTAAAACCTTTTTCCCAATTAGTGATAACTCCATTGTCGATGTCGATAATAGGTCGCCAGCGGTATTCATTATCGGCATGGATAAATTCAGCACAAGGAATAGTTGGCGGATTTTCAGAATCACTAACTCCGTTTACTTCTGCGTCTTCCCAATAGCGTACACCTGCATCCACTTTCAGGTAGACCGCTTCAAACTCGGTTGTTTTGCTGATTGTAATTTTCATTGTTCTATTTTCTTTTGAATTTTCTTTATCATGTTTCTGAATTGCCTTGCCTTATCTGCTTCGCAAGGTTTGGTAGAGGTTTTGTCTATCAGATTTGCACTATATTCAAGCATTCTGACAATGGAATTCAAATCTGTATTGCATAGGGTATCTGCAAGTTCAATCTTGTCGAAATCAATATTATTATCATTCATGAAGTCACCAAGAGCGATTATATTTTCACGAGTTGTGGTAACAGTAAAAGCTCTCGTCAGAAGCTCCGGTTCCTGAGCTTTGGTTTGCTCGACAAAGGAAGGTGGTTCATTGGTGACCAGCTGACTGGCTCTTGCAAATGGATTGACTGAATTCTGTTTGGCTCGTTCCGCTTCCTCTTTCATCTGCGCTTCTTCAGCAGCCTTTTTTTCCTGCTCTGCCTTGATGCGCGCTTCTTCTGCTGCTTTGGCACGCTCACGCTGCTCCTTCAGACGGTTGGCATACTGGATGGTGGATGCGATATTGAGCGTATCCATATAATAAGTACGAAGGACATCGAAATCCTCACCAAACCCCTTCAGCGTGGAAAGTTCGTTCTCGACTTTGGAGAATATGGAATCAATTTCGTTGCATACAGACTTCATGCTTGCGGATTTGTTGAGCCACTCAGACTTGAAAACCTTATTGAAGTCTACAAGGTTAACATTCAATCCATCAAAGTAAGTCTTGATAGTGGCTTTCTTTCTATCCTTGTATTGCTGTTCGTTTTGCTTGACTACCGTGTCAATCTTGGCAGAGCACTCGCCGATAAGTTTCACGGTTTCGGTTACAACGTCCTTGAACTCCCTGAAAGGTTTCATGAATTCTTTCTCAATTTCAAGACGTTTGGCATTGAGGGCTTTCGCCGCCTTGTTTAAAGCTGCCTTGTCTTTCTTTGCCTGATCGATATTCTCATCGTTATAATTGGAGATATCATACATTGGCAAAGCGGCTTTTACCATATCTCTGATTTGCTTTGCGTTGGTAGTAAGACTACCTAACGTCTTTTCACTGACGATCAGTTCAAGATCGCTTTCCTGGATTGCTATCTGTGTATTCATTGTTCCATATTTTTATTAGTCCCATCCACCATTATTGTACATAGACAAATCGGCAGAATCTAAATTCGTTTTCTGAATAGCTTCTAAAAGTTTTTTCTTGGTTTCCCGGCACATGTTGTAACCATATCCTTTATACCGATATGTACGCTCCCATGTGCTAATTGGGAAAGGAATATTTTCATCAATAACCAGCCTTTTCATGTGAAGATGCTCGAAAAAGTTTTCATGATGGAGTAGCCGGTATTCATAGCCAACTATTTTTTCTGATGAAAAAGGAATATCATCATCGCTATTGTCGTATTTAGGTTGCTTGAAATAAGCCATTTTCGCAACGGTAAAATCAAAGCTCCTAAGTATTTCCTCCGGCGTACCAAATTCAGATTCGATAAATTCAATCCATATTTTTTCACCGTCTTTCTGAAAGGCACATACCTTTTCATTACGATATTTAAATTTCCAGCCATCTTTCACATAGCCGTCGCTATTGAATAAATCTACTGCATCTTGGAAGTCATCGTTGCTTTCAAAGAATATATCTATATCTTTTACACGTTCACCGGAAAGGATGTTTTTAAAACACCCGCCTGCAATGAACCCGTTGTGACCTTCCATATACCTGTCAAGCCATCTGATTTGCCAAAAGTTGTCAGGGGTGTTTTCTTTATAGCTTGTATTCATCGCTCTATTGTTTTTAGTTTCTACTAAA